CTACGCCGATACATCTTTGCCATCCAAAATGTTAATGGTACGGTTACACATGGCAGCAATATTGCGATCATGGGTAACAATAATCATGGTTTTGCCTTGCCGGTTAAAATCCAGCAGAATATTAATAACCTCCTCTTCAGTATTGCTGTCCAAAGCACCGGTAGGCTCGTCTGCCAAAATTAAATCCGGCTCATTGATTAATGCCCGGGCAATAGCGACTCTGATGCTTGCCAGATTTTTTGCGAAAAAGTCTCACGCTTTTTGCGAAACTACTTTCCTAAATTTATTGCATAATTATGCATAATTGCTGATCAAGAGTTCTTGATAGCGATTTCCATTGTTGTACCTAGCTAGCATATTATGTACCCGCGATATTTCCTCAATTTCAAAGCCTTTATATATCTCCCGGATATATTCATTAGCGTTGTAAGATAGGAGAAACCGGCCCTGAATATCTTTAAGGCATCTGAATAGCCTATCGTGGTCTTCTTTAGGAAAATTAACCTTATAATACCGTTCTGACCCATAATACGGAGGATCAAGATAGAATAATGTTCCTGGCCGATCATATACCCTAATACAATCCTCAAAATCCTTATTTTCTATAATCACCGCCGACAACCTTTGTTGAACACGCCCCAGATAATCAACCATGCCCAAAACATCTTTTTTCACGCAGCCATAACTCCTACCGTTCGAACCGTAGGAGAGCCTGAGAAGGAGAAAGAACCGGGCTGCCCGCTGAATATCTGTGAGGCCGGGCAGCCGAACTTGAGCCCTATAATCCTCAAACACTTCCCTAGAATTCAGCACCCACATAAGCTCCCGCTGCAACTCTGGTCCATGATACTTCACGCATCGGAAAAGGTTAGTTAAATCGCTATTATAATCGTTATAAACCTCCATGTTCGCATATTTATCTTGATAAAACAGCACCCAGGCTGCTCCTCCAAATACTTCTATGTACCGATCTATTTTTTCCGGTATACGCTCTGCTATAGCCTTTTTAAGGTAGTTCTTGCCGCCGATCCAGGAGATAAAAGAATTCATGATATACTTCCTTTCTTATCGAACATATGTTCTATATAAAAATATATCATGCTTTATTGAGCTATTCAACCCTGGGACTATTGCACATAATTAGTCTACTATGCAGCAGGCAGCATCCCCACTAGCTCAGTGTATTGCTCCTGCGTGATTCGATTGTTCAACAGAAACACGTCCAACTTAATCAACATTTCTTCTCTGGTTCCATAAGTACCGTTTTGGATCACCTTTTTACAGTAAATATAAGTCATAGTTATGCCTCCTGTAATCCTAATTCGATCAGTGACAGCCGAAAATCCAAATCTAATAAATAATCAGCCTCTGTCGGCGGCTTCGGTGCATTCTTTTCAGCTTCGATTTCTTCTTGCGTTTTCCACGGTATATTAGACATCAGTGCCCACCTCCTGCCATTCCGGGAAGCGTTCAGCTTCATTTGCGTCCGGGCCGATGTAGTTTAAGAGTTCTAACCAAAGAACACCGGATTCTCTTTTAGCAAAAAGAATAGGGTTTACAGGAAGAATTGTTTCTATTTCCTGCATTATCGCCTGACCATCAGGCATTGCCGAAAAGTCGAAGGTGTCGGCAACCTCTTCCATTACTGCCGTTATTACCTCTCCAGAAAAGCTATATTTTATTATAGAATCTGACCTCTGTGGACTGTACTTAATCTGCATTATTTCCACCTTCCTATTGCACTCCAGTAAATACCGGTGCCTTCATCCGGTGCGGTGTTAGGATTAGTAGTTACTGAATCTGCCATTACTACACCCAAATAAGCGGTAGATGCATTTAAAGGAACACTGTACATGACACTTATTTTATTTCTCCAGGACGCATAACCGCCATGTCCAAAATGCGGCCTAGCAAAAACTGTAATTGAAGAAACGCTTAAAAAAGCAACGGGGAAAGTCCAATTTCGAGTCAGTACTTTTGCAGCAGCATCCCACGTATAAGCCTCAGATAAGTTTGCTAGCACATCTAAAAAATAACATATCTGCGTCCCATCCTCAAACCGGATATAGCTACCGTTGGCGTTGGAACCGGATTCGGCTATGCCGCCGTAGTTGCCCTCTGTTATGGATCCTCCTTGTATTGCATACGTATTCCCTGTTATTCCTGTCGGCTGTGTTTCATATTTACTTAAAATCGCTCCTTCTGCTGCAAAAAGTCCAAACTGATTATTAGCCCCTAAATTATTTTTTGACCAAATAATTGACTGACCTGCAGCGTATATTCCCATTCGTCTGTTACTTAATAGACATTCCTGTATTGAAAATTGTGACCAATAACAAGCAACGGCAGCGTAGTCTACGTCAGGTGTATCAATACTACACGCCCACAAATACCCTTTTTTTTGGTTGTCAAGGAATACGCATATATTACCTGTTTTCGTGAATTTAAATCCGCGAAAGCAAACTGCAATTGTATTATTCGATAACTCTGCCCGCCCACTAATAATATAATTAGCAGAATCTTCTAAAGTTGTGGAACCAAGAATTAAAATCGTTCCCTTGCCATAAAATCCTCCTATAATCAAATCCTCACTATAAGTTCCAGGGTCAACATTGATACTAATTGTGACATCTATTCTTTTCCGTAAAGAGTTAATAGCAGCCTGTATGGTGGCAAAATCCTTATCTGGTCCAACAGTAATAGTACGGGGAGTTACTTCGGCATGTGACGCAATATCCGCCTTATGCTCGGCAATCTGGTCGGCGCTGGCATAATACTCCGGCTCCTGCCCGCCTAACTTGTTAGCGTCCGCTGCAGGGGTCGCACCGGTTTGCAGCGCTAATACTTCTGAATTCATTTCATTCACTGCGCCGACCATTTCATTTACTGCACCTACTAAGTTGTTTTTTTCAGCGGTGGTCAGAGTGCTTAGATCTCCCACCAATATATCTGCATAAGCCTTTGCCGCCGCTTCTGACTCGTCTACCTGTCCTTTGGTGGCAATAATAATGGACGGATCAACTCGCAGGGTAATGGCTGATGTGTTGGAAACCATCAGGATCATCCGGATTAGAAGGTCTTTAATAGATCCTTCTTCTGCCGTTGGTTTATAGGTTTCCGGGTACTTGCCGATGGCGATTAAGTCTCCGTCCTCGTCCCAAATGCCTGCCTCACGAATGGTGAAGTTTCCGACAGTGCTGGGAATCACAGTCTCCAGCACAATCCAGTTGGAGTTATTCTCATCAATTTTTACGCTGCTGATCGCTCCCCGCCAGACCTCGTGAACGAGGGCGGTCTGTGTTTCGGTGGGATCGTACTGAACCCCATTACCGTCTCCCAGCGCCAACTGCGTAAAAGATACTTTGGTACCCAGTACTCCGGCGTTGGCGACCTTTCCTTTTCCGACTTGCGTCAGAATGGTATAAAAATTCTCAGCCATTTATCTCACGCTCCTTTTGGATAGACTGTAGTTCTTTCCGAACCGCCGCCCAGCGCAGTTCCAATGACGACTGCCGCGCTGGTGGTCAAATCCGGCGGCATCCACGGATACACCGTTATCGTTTCGCCACATGCCAGGATACTGCCGATATAAATTTGGCTCCCATCCGGATCAAAATTCATAACAATTCCATACCCAAGATGCTTGGGTTTCATTTCTTCGACGGCAGCGAGCATCAGTTGGAAATCTATCTGCTCGAACGGCAGGATTATTCGGAACCCGTAAAGCTCCGGCGCTTCCTCGACCCGGGCAGTTTTCGATGCGGTAAACTGGTTTATGATTTCCGTCATCCTGGCATCCGTGATCGTGGCGCAGCCCATCAGCAGGGCCTTAATCTTGGCGCGCCGCAAGTCAAGGCTCAGATTCTCGTTAACTGGGAGTCCTAAATCATTTTCCCAGAGCTCCAACCCCCAGGTCGCGCTGTACAAAAAAATCTGGTTCAGCACATCGTCCAAAACATCAGAGAATGTGCCGATCTCTTTAGCGACCGTCTCCATAATTGCTTGCATCAACGGTTCGCCGCGATAATATTCCGGTAGATATTGCATCAGATCAAGATTTATCATGCGCTCACCCCCAGGTCTACCGTGCCCAGAACAGGCACTTCTTCATCCGCCAGCACGATGTTTTCCTCAGCGTCATTAAGGCTTAAACCGGAATAGTCCACTATGCCGGACACGGCCAGTAGAATAGCTCCGATCTTAGCGTAACTGATATACGCAGCAGAGAAACTCGTCTCCTTCAGGTATTTCTGTATTCCGGATGAGGCGGAACTGGTGACCTGCTGCAGCGTATAGCCGGACTCCAGCACCACGGTGGCAGCCACATTCACCGGTTTGGCCACGGCCGACACCACGGTAACGGTGGCACCGATCGGGCGGACCGTCTCAATATGCTGGGCCACTTCTGAAATCAGAGCGGCGCTGGCTGGCTGATGGCTCGAATCCGCGATGACGACCTTCACGGTTAAGGGGCCATTCCACTCGGAAAATACCTTCACATCTCCCACCCCGGAGACTTCCAAAGCCCACTGCCGGTAATGATATCCATTTCCAGACGTGGCCGGTGAACGAATCACATCCAGATAATTGCTGCGCAATGTATCATCCGTCTCTATATCCGTTCCGCCGGTCAGGCCAGAACCGGACACCTTCGCCATCTCAATCAGTCCCACGGCAATTCCGGTCTGTTGTAATACAGTCCCGGCCTGCAGGTTACCGCTGGAACCGATGTCTGTTGCCTTTACGGGGACGGTCACGCCCGTACTCCCCTGCGCCAGCGTCGCCGAAGATGTAGTTTCCACCTGCACCGCATGATCTTCCGTCTCGAAGGTAGTTCCTTTGAGGATCAGCTGGCCGAACGGCGCTGGCGTACTCCGGGATAGAGTGATGGTGCCGCTGGCCCTGGATCCTTCATAGCGGGACAGCCCTCTTTCTTTCACTCGAAGATCCAGGTATTCGCCGACCGTGGTGGCCGCGAAGAAGAGCTTCAGGATCTGCTCCGCCATATAGTACCCTGCATCCAGCTGGGCCGCCACCACTTCCAAAATACACCGTATCCTGGAACCCGGGTTCATGTCCGTGATGCCGGTTCCTTGGGAATGCAAATCCATCATCATATCTTCTACCAGCTGGTCGAAGTCTTTAAAAATAGGTGTCGTCATGACAGCTCCACTTCCCACACCAGATTATTTTCCCCGGGCACGTCCAGCACCCGATAGGAGATGCTAAATAAAACCTTCCTGGCTTCCGGGTCAAACTCTACCCCTATATTTTCCGCCGTGATTCGCGGCTCCTGATCCAGGCATTGCCGGATCGCAGAAATCGCCTGTCCTTTCCAGGTATCATCCATCGGCTCCGAAAGGATATCATGCACCGGATTCCCGTAGTCCGGATGCGCAAATAAGCTGCCCAGCGGTGTGCAGAGCCTGCAAAAAAGAGCCGACCGCACATTTCCCAGATCTGCTATGAGTCCGATATCTCCCTGCGGCGTGGCACCCGTTCCCAGATCCACTCCCAGCTTCGGATTCATCATGCCTGCACCTTCCTTTCTTAAAACTTATTTCAAGACTAATTCCTAAAACCGGGCGATAACCCGGCCTTGATTGATATCGCCGTTGAGAAATACGACAACCACTTCATCACCCACTTGTAAAGTACCATAGTCAATGCGGCCAACTGACCCGCTTGGGGCAGTCGCCTGGGCCGCGCTCAGGGTAGCCGCTCCCCAACTGGTAAAAGTACCGGGACAGGAAGCGGGAGCGTCCACAGTGCCGCCGGTTGCCTCTATACCTGTAGCAGCAGGGGAGTTGAATTTTATCTGCTGCATGCTTACCTGCGTATCGTAGAGCAGGTTGCTGGCCACCGGGATCCAGGCCGTTTCAAGTTTGAAGAGGGGAAGAAAGACCTTGGCCTGGCCAGCGGCCCGGTCTAAAGACGTTATAATACCCGCTTGCGGCAATCCTTGATTCTGCATCAGTATTTTTTCTCCTTATTGTCATATAGGTCGGACCGGTACTGTTCGGCGGAGTCCGGCCGGACGCTGGTTATATCGAATCGGGTGACATAGCCCGACGTTTTTCTGTACTCATGCTCAGCCTTCTCTATGTAATAGGCTTCATTGAATCGGCCGCATCCTGTTATTTTCACCCGTTTTTCCGGCACTATCTTCGGATTCCCGGCGCAGTTGCCCGTAGCCGTAATCACCATGCGTGAAAGTTCTGTTAAGCGCTTCTCCGCATAGAACTGGGCAAGGGCCACGGTCTTGGCCTTACTCTCATAAATGACCCTTTCTTTTACCTGCCCGCCCATGGCAGCCAATACCTGCTGGTTTACCGCCGACGCTTCGACTAAAACCTTATTTTTCCCCCAGTGCCGAATAGTGACCTTATTGATTACACCTACAACTGAATCATCAAATTCTATCTCGCAGTTGGCCAGACCGGGAACTTTATAATAAAGCTGGGCTACTATGGCTTCGTCAGTTTCAGCCCGGGGACCAAAATACAGCTCTTTATTTTTGGTTACATAAGCCACGAAACCTTCTTGATCCGCCAAGGCTTGCAGCACTTCCCACTCTTTTTTATCCGTTATCAATTCCTTATCCACTATGACCGTGGTCGGCGTAATAACCGGAACTAGGCCGTACTTCGCGGCCAGGATGCCTGCGATCTGGCTGGAAGTCTGGGAGGCGTAGGCAATGGAATATTCGGTGTCGATCAAGGGAGCCGAGTAATCCCGGCCGATGAGCTGCACGGTCATGGAACTGCCGAACTTAGGTTTAACCCCATCTATGCGGCCGGTAAAAATATGCTCAAGTTCACTTTTGGCCCAGGATTCCGGATTCTTCACATAACCCAGGTAAATCTTCATTTCCTGCTGTTTACGAAACCAGTCACTTAATAGCCGGTCATTCCGGAATTCGGCTTGGAAACTATCCGCAGCCAGATAGAGGGAATCCTCCAGCCGCAGGCTGATCAGGTCGTGCCAGCGCACGTCTACTCCGGCCACTTCCACTATTGCTCTTGGGGCATCCATGCCTTTACCTCCCGGGGATAGTAATCGTTCGACCGATTTGCAATGTTCTGGGATTGGTAATGCCGTTGGCGTCGGCTATTTCCCGCCACCGGGTACCGGCTCCGAGGTGCTTAGCAGCCAAAGCCCAGAGGGTGTCACCCTGTTTAATGGTATAGCTTATTCCCGCCGGAGCAGTCTGGTTTTGCGGCTCCTGCTCCGGCGGCGGGGTTGGGGTTACAAGCGTATTAACTACTGGCGGAGGCATTTCCGCAATCAGCTCTATGGAATACTCCACCCGGTCATTCCGGACCACATCCCAGGGGAAGCTGCGGATCCGGACTTTTTTAGATAGTTCCAGGAAGTCTGAAACAGTAAGCTGCACCGGATTACCGGCATCTTTGAGAGACTCTATTTTTATAGCCGTCTTATAGGCATCATCACCGGTCAGAACGCCATCCCAGGCCAGGGTGGTTTCATCTTCGCCCATGTCCTGATAGATGGGCGGTCCCCCCGGAATATCAATTTTGGCGATACTGCGGGGGTTATTGAATTTTAGCCTTTGTCGGGGGCCGGGGCTGATAGTTATGCCCCCCAGAAGTATCTTAGCCATAGTCACTCACCCTCCTCTTTACGGTAGCGCGAATCCGGTCTGCAGCCTGGGATCGCGGGAGCGGGTGTACTTGTCGGCCACGCCTAAAAGCTTCCCGACCTCGCTGGCCGCCGCTTTAGGATCGGTGCTCTGGATGCTAAAATTGTATTGGCGGTTGTCGGCATTACCACTCAAGGAAGGGGAAAGCACCGGCGGCTTTGGGTACTCCATCTGTTTGAATGCGGCCACATCGGCTTTTTTATCCAAAATATCTAATTCTATTGCCGTCATGCCTAAAGTGGTACGGACCTTATTTATGACCCCCACTATCTTTTCCAGCACTCCCAGGCACCAGTCCCGGAAGCCTCCGAAGTTGGTTTTCCAGGCTGCTATCCCAGCGACTATTAAAGCGGTGGCTCCGGCAATAGCCCAGCCTACCGGCCCGAGGCCGATCAGCCAAGCGGCCGCCATCCGGGCACCGGATATAAGGGCTTTTGCGCCCATACTCAGCCAACTGAGACCGACTCGGGCTAAAGTGCCTAATATGGTTACGCCTCCTTTGGCGACCTTGGCCGCCATAGTCAGCGCTCCGGTGCCCAAGCGTCCCACTGTGGTGATGATCCGGGTCAGGGTGGGGTGGCCGAAGGCTACTGCAGACCAGATAGACCTGAATACCCCGGCACCCTGACGGAAGTATTTGAAGGTATCATAAAAGCCGTGCGCACTACGGGTTACGGTGGTGAGAACTTTTGCCGTCTTGCCGGTAATACTTCCAACAGTACCTATGACATATTTTATCCCGCCAAACACAACTTTCGCAGCTGCTCCATATCCTAGTACCCTGAGAATACTTGTGGCTAATTTAGGATTCTCATTAGCCCATTTACCTACTGCATTAATAATTCCGGTTATTTCTTGTACCAGTGCCCCCACCTCATTAATAAGAGGAGTACCGCTCTGGGTTATAAGGGTTTCCCAACTGCCTTTTAAGGTTTCTACCTTTCCTAGCAGGGTTTCCTGCCAGCCCAGCACCTGATCCTGGATCCGCTGCGCCCTTTCCGCCTGGCTCACCATTTCTTCATAGCTGCCTTTTCCGGGAGTGGCCAGGGCAATGGCTGCCCGCATCCCCTGTACGCCGAATACGTCCTTAAACTGCTGCATGGCTTCCAGCTTGTTTTTGGCTTCCATAAGTTTTTCTATTTCTTCCTGGGGCAGCAGATTCCCGGCTTTATCCCGCATATCTTCCGGTTTTAATCCGGAGTTGGTATACAATACTTCCCGTAACTTCTTCACCAGCATTTCTGCGCTCCTGATCTGGCCCTGTGCGTCGAAGAGGGAATTTGTCCCCCCGGTCACCCGGATGTTTCCGGAGGACAGCGTCTTCACTGTGGCTCCCTCCAGCCAGCCCATGGCCTGCAGGGCTTTTCTGGCCTTTGGCGTAATCTTATCCAAATTAATCAGCATATCGTTTAAGTAAGTCCCGGATGAATCCCCTAGGCCTAAATTGTGCAGCGTCCCCAGCAGCAAGGTGGTTTCCTTGACTTCCAGGCCCAAAAGATTGGCGGTCATACCTACTTGCTGCAGGTCTTGCATAATATTAGTTACTCCGGCACTGGAAGCGTTGGCCGCCCGGTTGATGTCGTCGGCTACTTTTAACAGCTGATTGCCCTGTAATTGAAACATGTTAGTAATCTGGGAGACTGCGTCCGCAGCTGCCGACGGTGCGATTTCCGCCGTCTGAGCCAGATACATGGCGGCGGTTGCGCCTCCTGCCAATACGTCCTGATAGGTCATGCCGTTGCGGATCAGGGCTAGCTGCGCCTGAGCGGCTTCCATATTACTAAAGGTGGTGGCATTCCCCAGCTCCATCGCTTGCGCTGTGAGTCCCTTCATTTGTTCCTGCAGCTCGGCAGCGGGGAGGGTGGAGTCATATACGGCGTTTTCCACCTTCTTCATAACGCCTTCAAAATTTGCCGCCTGGCGCAGGATCTCCTCCACCGGAATCAGCATTGCCATGCCGCTTTGGATATCCTGTAAGCCGCTGGTCTTAAGATTGTTGAATTTTTTAATACTATCTTCCAGAGACGAGATTCTTTGGTCGTATCGGCGTACATCTTCACTAGCTTTAGCTACCTGGGAACCAAATGTCTGAATATTTCTGCCAGCAGAATTCAATACCGACGGCATATTATTTACTGCGGTTAAGACCAAAGCAACGGTCATGCTGGTACTGGCTGGCATATTATACCTTCTTTCTTAAATTGGTATTGTATTTTCAAATTACACTGGCTAAACTAAATATGAGGTGATAATTATGTTTGGCTTAATAAATAACTTATTCACCCTTGTACTTGTACTTATAATTGGTATTCCTGTAATTGGATTTTTCGCATACATAGCAGGTCATTTCGCACAAAGTTTATTTGGTGGGCCAATTTGGCTATGGATAGCGATTACTTGTATTTTTGGAATTGGTCTGGCAATAGAAGAACTTAATAAGGCTAAATCCAAAAACTCTTAACTAAATTTATCGCCAGCCCCAGGCACTAATCGCTTGGGGCTTTTTCTTCTTCTTCCGCCAGCCACTCGAAACTGAGCCAGACCGCTTCCTTTTCCAGCTCCGTCATAGTGAGCCATTCCCGGTATCCCACATGGCAGCAGCGGGCTAATTGGACCCACCTGTAGAGGTCTGTCCTTTCAGCAAAAAAGCCGCCTGCTCCTTGGCTTTGTCCTGCGCTTCCTGATTAAGGCCAAACATCTGATCAAAAACAGCCCGGTAAAACAGGATATCCTTCTGGGCCCAGTCCTCGAAGAGCCTTTTATAATCCCCGTCTGTGGGCTTGTTGTTAACCTCAGTCACACACTTGGCGGCCAGATAATCATCCACCATCATCGCATCCGATAGAGCTCTATCCGACGCAATTTGTGTCATTTGCAGCACATTATTGCGATCCGCGCCCAGCGGAGCCCTAAACTTGACTTTCGTTCCGCTGGGCAGTTCCAGCGGTCCGTATACCATCTGATCCATATTAAAACCTCCTGCTCAAAATTTACGCTTCGACCAGTCCCTCAGCCCGGAAGGACAGGTCTTTCTTCACTACGCCTTTTCCTGCCGCGATGGATATGCTCAAATCTGGTATGATGGCCTGTTCAAACTTATAACGTCCCGACAGACCCTTCTCCGGAGACCTAACGCTGAAAATAATCACGAAGCGGGGACTGGCAGGGGGACGGTCCCCGCGCCGCAGGGTACCGGAGCCAAATACTGCTTCAACCACTCTCATGGAAATCCAGCCGCGCTTAACTTTGCCTTCTATTTTGATTTCCCCATCCAAGAACTGGGCAATCCTTTCTCCCAGTTCCAAATATTCCTCAATATCATTTTTGACCGAAAATTCGCACTCCTGGTATTCTCCCGCCAGCTCCGGCCCGTTGGAACCGATCACCTGCACACTTACATCAAAACCCTGTATTGGTTTAGGCATTTACTCGTCTCCTCCTTCCTGACCTCTCATCCTGCAGAGGTGTGGTTTCAATCTTAATTTCCGTTTCTATAACTGCTTTCTCAATCAGTCCCACCGGGCAGCTACCGGCACAAAGACCGCAGTCAATACATTTTTCAGTGATAAATACCGCCAGACCGTCACCCGGTATAATAGCATCCACCGAACATACAGCCTGACATGCCCCGCAGCCCGGGCAGCCTTCCTTAACCTGGTACATTCCATCACCCCTTATTCGTTCCCCAGCAAGCGCTGGATGCGATGGTCAATAAAGTCAGCCGCATAAACAGGGCGGACCCGTATCTGGGTGTTGAGTATCCGGGCCTGGATGCTTTCCGCTGTATTGTTTGTATCATCGCAGATAGTTGGCAGGAAATCATATATCTCACCCTGAGTTTTGAGCAGAGCTAAATAATTATCCACCTGCGCGGCGATGGCTTCCCGCAGCTTAGGCGTATTAGGCTCGCTGATCGCCCACTGGGTGGCAGAATAGATCTCCATCTCCAGCTTGTCGAACTGACGGCGAATATTAATCTGCGACCAAGCCGGATCGCTGGAGAGCGTTACCCCGTTCCTGATCCGGAATCCCCGGCCGGTCACCAGAGTTATGGGACTGATCCGGGCCTGAGTCAGGGCCTTCAATTCAGCCGCCGCCAGGAATCTTTCCATCTGACTGATGCCATTCAGTTGCTTGTTGCTGGGACTCTGATAAGCCGCCAGAACCGACAGCCGCCCGGCATATACGCCGTCAGGCGCGATCAATTCCCCGGTATGGTCGGTCAGCTCCAGCCAAGGATAAGTCAGGATTCCCCGCATACTGTCCATGCTGGCCGTCTCGGTCACCGCCTGGGTAGGGGATATATTAGCCGCCGTGTTCAGTATGGCCATCCTGGCTCCGTATTCAATTTCCATATTGGCGCAGTGGGTCAATAGCGCATTTCTAATTGTAGTACCGTACTGCTGCGCACATACCACCAGTGCGCACTGCACTGTTTCTAAAACTTTCAGTCCGGAGCGGCTGCCGTTGGCGTCTATGGTGCCTGTATAATCCGCATCGGTAGTTACAGCTCCGTCATCCCCGCCAGTCAGAGGAGCAGCGGAAACATTGGCCGGTATCTGAGCAGCTTCCGTCGCCTTTGCCACCGTCACCAAGGCGGATGCTACAGCAGCGAGATTATCCAAGGTCAGATTATCCCAGGTTTCCTGCTGGGTACCGTAAATAAGGACCAGCTTAAAAGTGCCTTCCTGGGTACCGGCTGCCACAGCCGTTTTAATCTCGTTGCCCCAGGTGCCCGGGGTCTTGGCCGTAACGACTACAGAATCCGCACTGGCCGCATCCAGTAGCGTCTTAGAAGCACTTCCTATAGTGTCAGAGCCAATGCGCACTACATAAAAATCGTTAGCCCCCTGAGCAAATGCTCCCAGCATAGTCAGGTAGCCGGTCAATCCTTGCGTATACCCTCCAAAAACCGATATCAATTGATCCAGGGAACCGATAATAACAGGAGTATTTACCGGCCCCTTACAAAAAGTTCCCACAACCCCAATGCGGCTCAGGCTTACTGCAGGTGTAGGGCGGGGGCCTACATCACTCTCGTCTATCGCGACTCGGGGCACAATATATTCCAGTACCATATTGATTCCTCTTTTCTATGAGAATTTTAGTCATCCGGTTCTACATCATGGGCGATAGATCCAACTGTCGGGATTTCCTCCTCGGACTGGCGGTCGGCATAATAGGTAACCCGAAAATCCAGTTCCGCTAAATGCAGCAGCAGGGACTTGCCGCCGTCTGCCGTGGCGTAATTGATGCCATGAACATAACTGTCGTCCACCGCTCCGTCCAGGGTGCGGTTATGGACCAATACCAACCTGGCCGCCTGGGCCAGCTCCCGGACCTCTGCTTCACCGTCTACTGGATCAGCGTTTTTGGTCCACAAAACAATGCTCATATAAGCAGTTGCTTCATCATAATCGCGGGTATAGGGCTCGAAAATTTCTTTTTCAATCCCTGCGGATCCGCCTTTAGGAGCCAGGGTCACCAGGCTGTTGGCCTTATTCCATTCCTGTATCTCCGCCAGCTCCGGAGCAGTGCTTAAAATCTCATGTGCCAGGTCAATAATTTCCGGACTTGTCATGTTTACCTCCAATAGCGATTGCCTTTGCTTTTGGCATGTAGTGCGGCCTGCTGCAAATAGTCTTTCGTGGCCCGAATTATGGTCGTTTCATCCTCCTTCTGCAGCAGCAGATAAGGCCGGGCCGGGATGGTGGCCTTCTTCAGTCCCTGGTATTTTCCGCCGCCCATAGGAATCAGTAAATACTTGCTCTTTTTCGGCGTAATCTCGCCGCCCAACTGGTGTATCCGGGCGTAAGGGAGAGAAGAGCCCACCTCAACGCTGTTTCTGGTTACCTTCCCGACCACGATAGACTTTCTCAGGTCGCCCTCGCCCTGCAATATCCGCCTGCCGCCGGAGCGGGATATATAGGAGCTCCGGTATGCCTGGCGGGTTTTTTCCCGCTTAAGCTTCCGGTACCCCCGGCTCTGCTCCAGCCGGTCCAGGAGCCGCCCGGAATAAATATCCTGGGTCAGGCTGCTGATCGGCTGCCAGCGGGGACGCCCCTCCGATTCAAAATTCTTAGTTACCGAGCCCAGAATAATGTTGCCTATGACGCCCATCAGGGGCCGGGTGTTGACTCCCCGGGCCGCCATGTCCGCGATCACATTCATTACGGCATCCTGGCCTTCTTCTTTGATATAGAGCGTTACCATGCGTCTACGATCCTTTCTATCGGGCTGGGCCGCTTGGTGGTGCTGCTTATAGCCGGGGACGCGCCCCCGCCCGGCTGGGCAGCCAGCCGGATCCCCGGCAGGCCGTCCAGCTGCTGCTCGGCCATCACCCGGGCCAGGTCGGCATCGGCCCTTTTGAGAAACTGGTTGCTTAAATTAATTTGTTCCTGGCCGAGCTGGTTGCTGAATATGTTGGCCAGCAGGAAGCCCGCCGCCATGTCCTGGGCTATGGAGCGGATTATCTCCGGAACCACTGGCAGGGGCACGGCATAGCGGCTTTTCAGGACGGAGTCAATGCGCCCCTGGGCCTTTTGCAGCACCGGCGTTATTTTCTCATCCGGGACCACAGTATCGTTCTCCAGCAGCTCGCTGGCAGCCCGCACATCCTCTATTCCGCAATACACCATGCCCCCTACCTCCTTTCCTAAGCTACCTTCGCGGATATAATCCAGTTGGGGTGGAATACCCGGGGCAGGCCATAGATGCCCACCGTTATATCCACAAACGGATTCTTGTTTTCGCCCGACTTATCCTCAATCACCGCGAACTTGCCCGGGAGCGGTCTCTCCAGCGTGCCGTTGTGCAGGCTTATAGTGCTGGCGAAATCCATCATCAGCTCGTTCACGGGTCCCTGACCCCGAATTATAAACCGGTCGTCGGGAATAAAGGGGTTAAAATTACTATTCTCATCGGTATAGCCTTCGTCGTAGCATATAAAGTCTATTTTGGGCAGCAGCAGCTTAAGAGCCTCCGTAATGTTTTGCGCACTCAGCGTTTTCGCGTATTGAGTCCCTCTCAGAAGATCTCTTATAGCCTGGCTCTGTGCCAAGTATCCGGCTACCTTTTGATTAAAATAAGCCTCGACTCCCCTTGCGCCGGTACCCCGGAAAAGCAGCAGCCAATTTCCTATATCCCCCAACGGATCGCACCCGGTTTTAACGCTCCAGCGGGAATTGTCTTCCAATACCGGGAGATTCGCTTCCGGCAGGCTATAATCCACTGTATATTTGACGCCGTCTTCATTAACATCCAAGACGCCGCTAACCAAAGGCTGCCAGCGCAGCCATTCCAGCCTGGTCTCCAGGCGGTCATCCATTTCCAAGGACCGCTGCAGCACCTGATCGCGTCCGGCCCGTTGGTTGTAAGTGCCCGCCTGACGGGCAAACAGTAATTCATCCTCGCCGATTCTGTAGGTTTCTTTCCAGTAGCCGGTCCCCATGCGCTTGCGGCTTTGACCGGCCAGGGTGGCTACTTTAGGATCAGTGCCTATCAGATGGGCTTTAGTCATTCCTCGCGAGGCTTCCAGCACATCATACTCAATGTCCTTTGCCCAATAATTGCGTACTGGGCAAAATCTTGTACCGATAAACTGCGCGGGATCCACCACCCGGTTGCGCACAACATGGCTGACTTCTTGGGTCGTAGGGAATTGCAAAGGCATATTCTTTCCTCCTCCTTTTTCTATACCGGCACGATGGTGACGGAATCCACCACCCGCGCTCCCAGGTCCTTCTTGGCCAGCGCGTCCATGCCCAGCAGCATCGCGCTATAGAACACGCCTCCCAGGTAGGCTTCAGCATTCACCGGGGCCGCCTGGTTAGGCACGTTTTCAGCCAAGACGGCCAGGGCCTCCGAGCCGTCCGCTACATATACGTAGGCGCCGCTGCTCTTGGCAGCCGTCAACCCATTGGTTACTGTAATGGTGGTGGCGTCTTTGCCTGTTATGGCTCCCAGCTCTTCCGTTGCCGAGCCGTCCGCTTCCTGGATGCTGACCACCTGCCCGACGGAAAATACTTCCGGATCCGTTACCGACAGCACCGTCTGTCCTATAGCCTCCTCGGCGCTGAGGGTGCTGCGCCGTACCGGCACATATTGCCCGTCGCTTCTCTTCCCCAGCACCGTTCCGGCCAGCAGATCGCCTTGACCGGCGGCCATTAAAACCGCCATGATAGGTCCGGCGAAACCCAGGAAAGCCAGAATTTTTCTGTCCTGATAGCTTTCTACCGTCTGTATTCCAGGTATTGTCACCATATTAAAACTCCTTCCTACAGCACATAGGTGCCGTCATCATTTATTTTTCCGCCCATGGCCATCACGTCCTCATCCGCCAGCTTCTTGAGCGCTTCGGGCGAATCCGCGGGCGGCTCCTGGCGTCCTAGCTGCGCCATTTTTATTCGGTGCTCTTCAGGCAGGGCTTCCAGCGCTGCGTAGACCTGCTCCGCCAGGCTGATCTCTTTCCCGTCGGCCAGCTTGATCATAGTAGTGCCTGCCGTCGGGGCCGACAGCAGGATGGCCTTGGCCTGTTCGCACATGGCCGGGGGGATCCCTTTCGCCACTAGAGCTTCCAGACGGCTTTCCACCTGGGCAGTCCAGGCGGCATTCTCAGCGGCCATAATTCGGGTTTCAGCTAATTTCAGTTGCTCCTGGGTCTGGGTGAGCTGCGTTTTCACAGTCTCCACTTCGTTCAACTTGGTGCGGTCTTCATCTGTCAGGGCAGCAGTGCCGGGAACGGCGGTCTTCAGCTTCTCCACAAAACCGTTTAAAGCATCGGAAAACTTCTTGATCAGGGCGTTTTCATCCACGGCTTTTTCCTCCTTTGTATAAATGCAATCCAGATATATGGCGTCCGGATTCTCCGCCAGGGCCACCGTATCCGGCAGCCGGGTTAAAAAGGGCTCGTTGGTCATGCCAATTGCCATCAACGTGGGGCCTGCCTGTTGGCCCGTTTCTTTATTGGTATAGTTCTCCTGGTACTCGGGGCTGGCGAAGCGGTACCGCTTTTCCCGGATCGCCTTCACAATTTCCTCTCCGGTTGGATGCGCCAGGGCGTACAGCACCGGACCTTCCTGGATAATGTCATATATCCAGGCTTCTGCGGGAGCATCGCCGAAAGTTGCGGCATTATCCCGGGTATGCCCCAGCCGGATATACGGCGGGCGGCCTAAAACATTCTTGCGAAAATTCTCTATAATGGTATTAAACTTCTCCTGGGTGCCTTCCAGTTCGCCGTAAACAGGATGGTTCCATCTTCCCAATCGGAAAAAAGGCACCTTGATCGTCTGTTCCTCCACCGGCTTTAACCTCCTTTTCTAATACGCTTAATTCCTAATAAATCCCCGTTAGTAACCGTTAGTAACAAGCAGGTAGTAGTTCTCTACCGGGCAGCATCTTTTTTCCCGTGTCGGGCCTCACAGAGCCCGGAAGATTTGCGGCCAACGCCAAGAAATTCCGTTGCCATGGGTGTTACTAAGCTGCCCGCCACCCTGGGGGGAGGGGAGCCACATGCTTCCACTCCAAGTTTTTAGCGACAATCAGTTCCGGCTGGTATGCGGAATAAACCGGTTCTAATACCGACCGGCACCGCCCGTGCAAGGGCGGGGTGTTCGCCCCCAGGTTGGGATCGTCCATCCGCATCAACAGCCCGTGGCGGCTGTTGCAGATCTTAGAAGTCCTGACATCCTGGATGGCCGAAAACCGCACATAATCCACCTGGTTTTCCCGGTACCCCGCCAGGCGGCCCCGGTTGTAGCTATATGTAGTTTCTGTGGTGGTGATCAGCGACGCCCGCTCCTCAGTGCTGTTCAGCAGCGCTTCCACCGCATCCTCGGCTTCCGGGCGGGTGCTGGAGGCGGCCAGGAAATTGTTCATGATCCGCTTTACCTGGGCCAGCAGACTGCCGTCCACATCCCCGGCCAGAGCCACCGAACGGGCTTCCATAGCCCGTATGGCCTTCTCCGGGATCACCCGGGGATCCTCGTTATAGTCAAACTCAAATCCGGGGTACTCGGCCAGCTTGCGGCCGTACTGCCGGTGCAGATCTTCCACCAGCAGCTGAGCGTGGGCCTGCCCGGCCATCAGCATCTCCACCGCATGGTTAGCCAGGATCCTAGCCAGGGCTCCCGCATTAATCGTGATCGGGACCGGAGCCTGCTCCAATGCCCGGGGACCGCCTATCTTCTGCAGGCGCTCATACTCCCGCCAGGGGATAGTTTTAAATGTCTGCTGCATCCATCTGTCCCACCGGGCCAGCGCGCGTTTTTCCGCTTCATCCAATTGTTTGTAAAGCCGTTGCTGATCCATGCCCTACGCCTCCGGAATGGCCCGATAATAATGACGGGCATAAGCCTCTGCTGCATGCTGCCTGACCTCCACCTCCCGGTCAGGTAGCCCCATGGTATCTCGGGCAAACTTAAAGTCATCTTGCAGGGTGGGGTCCATAAAACCAGAATTGACCAGATTCAGGAATACTTCGGATAACAGCTTTAATTGCTCTTCGCTGGGCTTTCGTTGCTGAAAATCGCCCCAATCCTTCTGAGGACCGTAATTATATGTAAGTAAGCGACTAATCAACTGATCCAGCAGCACTTCTTTCAGCTGCGTATACAGAGCCCGGACCATAAGCAAAAAGCCGTCGAAATGGGCCTGCCCCAAGGCCAGGCTGCCGGACCTGGCCCCCTCGTCGAAAACCAGGGAAGGAACCAGCAGCCCGCGGGCCAGCATCTTATTGTAATAGCTGACCGCCCCATTGAAAGCGTCCCCGGTACCGGCCCCGCCGGAAGCTACGGTTTCTATCCTCGGAAGTTGCCCCTTCCCGGTCCCGGCAGATTCCTTGGCGGTAAAAACCAAGGCGGTACCGTTTTGCATGTTTTCTAAAACCTTCGTAGCATAGTCCAGCTGGCTGACTTCCTGGCCGGTCTCCGGATCCTTCACCGTACCGTCCTGTACCAGGGCCGCCAGTATGGGCGTGCCGAACTTGTCCAGGGCGCGCACCCACATTTTCAGTACCGCATCCTTCAGGAGCCAGTTCTTGCGCATCGGCTTAAAAGCGGAAACTCCGTAATAGTTATTGAAACGTCTGCGGTAGGTGTACATCAGGCACTTTTCAGCCGGTATATCTACCCCCAGCGCATTCAATTGATTCACCTGGCGCACCATCTGCAGGCGGCCGCGCTCGTTCACATGAAAAGTAACCGAATAAGGATGATACGTGGCCAGGTAATCCACCACCAGGTTTTTGCGGTTCGTCTTCCAGACCAGCTCTGTAGCCGAATATCCCGCCCACACGGCGCTCAATATATCCTCGCAGGCCAGGGCCAGACTGCCGTCCAGGCCCTCAAAACAGTCGTATACGAATGTTTCTATCTTCTCATCCGGATGAGTGTATTCACCCAGGAAAGAAATAACCGCCATAGTCAGGAAATAATATGCCGCCGCCACCGTCTCATCCGTATCCAGCATCCTTTCGTACTCAAGTACTAGGGTAGCATCGGGGTTAAGAACAGCCCCGTCAAACAAATTGAAAGTGCTTTGCAGTTGACTTCCTATCTGCCCGACTTCCGGGGTGTATATCGCTGCCATGATGATCCTCCGTTTACCAATCTATATCTGCCGCTATATTGCGGCCTACAACCTTACCGCCGGTAATTCCGCCTTTTTCTCTACGGCCGCCGCTCAGAAAGTCCAGCGCCAGCCGGGCCGAGTTGATAGCCATGCCGAAGTGGTTCTCTACATTCTTCTTGTAGCTGATGCGCTTCTGGCCGTCAGCTCCCATGTTTTCTTCTTTCACCAATTTTTTAAGATGTCGCTTGATCTCATCCAGAGTTTTTTCCTCCTCAGTATCACGAGGTTTAAAGAGCAGGGCTTGGGGAGGATTAAGCGCAAACAGGGCAGTGGTTTCATCAAGAGATTCATCCCGATCCACTTGTATCACTCTGACCTCTTTTTCATCCTCGCCCTCGGTGCTTTCTTTATAATTGGCCTTAAAATACTGGATAAAGCCCACTGCATTCTCCAAAGCCCTTACTACCCGCTTAGATTCCGTCTTATACGGCATGGCGTCTATGATCAAGCAGCCCACATTATATGCTGCTTCCCAAGCGGGAATCCTTTCTACAAGTGTCTCCACATCCACATGCCAGGCAGCTATGATCCTGAATCCTTCACCCAGCGGAGCCAAAACCGCTATATGCGCCCGGTCGCCCATATCTATTCCAATCCCGCACGGTTCTTCCGAACGGTCCTGAAAATAGTAGTCGCTGGCAGCCTCAACGATCTCCAAAACTTTGGAGCCTATCGGCTGCATATTGCCGCTGTCCGCTATTCCTAAAGCACTACGGCGCACCCGGGCCACCTTGTTGGGCTTGCCCTGGGCCTTTACCCAGCGATCCCAGATCAGATCAATACGCGCTTTCCGTATGGCCAACTGCGGCACCCGGTACCCACGCAATACACGCTCAGGATGTTCGGCTATCCAGCGGCCATTATCCACGTTTAAGGGCTTGCCGCATTTGAGGCAGTATATAAAGACCTTGCTGCCTTGCGCTCTGTCATCGCGGATATTGTCCGGGAACTCTTCTTCCGGTACCGACTCCCGGCCGCAGCCCTCGCAGCGCACCGTCCACTTGTGCATATCGCTTTCCCGGTACAGCTCGTCAATGCCATCTTCTTCATAGATAGGGGTGCTGAAGTACCTCTGCCAGCCCAGTTTAGAGGCTAGTATCCTGTCCTGGGCCAAATCCATGTTTTCCCGATTGATCAGGGCCACTTCGTCAAACAGGACCTCATCGGCCGGAATGCTGATAGCGCCGGTTTTGCTGACCAGACCTAACATATAGAAGAAATGGGTCCCGATCTGCTTCAGCCCTGCCTGGTCAGTGCCCAGCAGCCTGGAATTCAAATACTTGCTGCGGGCCACATAAGGATCAAAACGGGTCTGACCGAAGCGGTTGGCCATCTTGTCAGTGGGCAGATAATAAATCAGGTTGGCCTCCTGCATGTCTACCATGTAAAAGGAGTGGGCCAGGAATAACGTACTGAAACCGGTCTGCGCGCCTTTTGTAATCGTCACATGCGGATGCGAGAATATAGCTTCCACGATATCCGCCATAAAGGCCCGGCTGTTCACCAGGTAAGGGGAACGATCATCCAGGACTATATGGCGGCGGCAGTATTCTTCAAAACTTATTCCCGCCTGGCTGGTTCCCACCAAATCCTGTACCAGTCCCATTTAACCCTCCATCATGCGGTCCGCTACCCGGTCCGCCACTTCTATCAGCCTTTGCATCAATTCCGGCTCATGGCCGGATAACTCTGCTTTAATCTCTGTCTTAAATGCCTCCAGAGCCACTTTGGCCCGTTTCTCAATGTCTGCTCTTACCCGTTCCTTATATACTTTGGTTCGGGACAGAGATACTATCAGGCGTCCGGCCTCGGCCAGATCCATCTGGTCAAATTCCTCCTGGGCTGTGGCTATTTTCTCAGTCAAGGAAGTGATCAACATCCGCATAGATGCCTCTGTATAGTCCACATCCGGATCATCTTTGACCGCATTCACGAGCAGCCGGGTTTGCTCCTGCACTTCACTCAGGCGCTGGGCCACTGCGTTCTGGCGCAGAGCGTACCGGCCGACCGCCGATTTGGAAATGTCGTATCCTTCATTCCGGAGATATTCGGATATTTCCAGATACGTATTGGCGGTATCCATAAGCATCAGCCTGACCATGTCCTTCTGGGCTTGCGGCAGATCATCAATCTTGCAGCGTATGCGGTTGCGTTTTCTCTTTCCCTCGCCCTCACCCATTTATATATCCACTCCCGGATCTTCAATGGTCCCTTCTACCAGGTCTACACCATCCCGAGTCAGCTTAATTACCGCATCTTTGCGGTATGCATTGTACGCATTTACGGTTTTATCGGTAAAGCATACATACCCGGCTTCCGTCAGATAATCCAGATGCTTTGATATATCAGGAGAGACAATCATACCATCCGCAACCAGGGTATTAGTAATCTGCCGAAGTAAAAGGGAATTCTGGTGCCCTTTCACCAGAGACCGGATGATATACCCTCTGATTGTCTTGTTTTGCCTGACTTCCAGTTCCTGCAGATCGTCCACCATTATTCCCCCTTGCTTTTAATCTCCAGTAACTTATCAATTTTGCCGTCGATATTATTCATCTTGCTGTCCACGTTATTGAGGGTGCGTATAAAATCCTCCCTAAGCACATAGATAAAAGGCAGGTCACTTTTCAAATCATTAAGTTCTGCCTTAACTTCCTTGATATCCCCAGCGTTTTGCTTGATGCCTTCCTTAAGCTCTGTCAGAGTACCTTTAAAAAAGTAACCAACCACGGCAATTACCAGTGTGGTAATGGTCTGTAATATCCATGTCAGCTCCATGCATCCAACTCCTTAGCCCCCAATTAAGGCGACACTATTCACTGAGGACTTTGTCGTCATCCTCTATTGTTTCTGCCCATGCATCAGTAAAATTTTCCTTCAGTGAGCGCAACGAGGACTCTATTAAAGCCCTTATTTCCTGCTCTGATACTTTAAGACCCCGGGCGTTGGCATGGTGCGCTAAATACCGTGCAGCAGCATTGTACTTTTCCTTCCCGCCTAAATCCCGATATGCTTGTTCCGCAAAACGAACCGCCATGACCCCCAGGTCTTGCTTGGCACTGAGTTCACGCTCAATAGCCGCCATCTTTTCCACACCCAGTTTCCGCCGCAAAAGTTCAACTGCCATCGCAGCCAGAGTGGGGATAATAATTGCCAGTAAATTCGTAGCTAACCCTACTAAGCCGTTTTCAACCATTTTCTCACCACTTTCAAAATATTTATCGCTACTGCCAGTACGAACCATTTGGTAGCCGTATCGTCCGGATTATGCTCGCCGGATATAAGTCCTTCCTGCTTGGCTTGTTGCAAAAGATCCAACTTCCATTGATCTGCCACTGGTTTTGCCTCCTTTTTGATCCCGAAGTAATCTAAAACTCCGTTTGCTATTGCCTGAGCAGCCGCAACCTGAAAAGCGTCTGTTTTCAGCATAGCTTCTTCCTGGGGATTACTAATAAAAGCGGTCTCCACAAGAACTGCTGGCATTGTGGTGTTACGCAGAACATAGAAATTGACTTCTTTATCGCTGTCGCCGTCGCTCATATCCTTCCGGATTGCCATCAAGGGGACTTCTTCTGTCCAGGCCTGGACAATATTATCTGCCAGTTTGTCCGCCCGGCCTTGGCCCGGTGTAGTGTATATCTCCATACCTTGGGCAGAAGGATTTACAGAAGAATTGCAGTGAACGGAAACAAATATATCCGCTCCCGAACGGTTTGCTATTTGCGTCCTCGCAGCCAGGTCCTGGTTCACATTTGCTGGCCAGGAAACCATGTCGCTGGTTCTGGTATAGGATACTTCTACCCCCGCAGCCTTCAACAGCTCCCCGGTTTTCAATGCTATCGCAAGCGCCACATCTTTTTCCCTGAGTCCTGTAGGTCCCACCGCCCCGGGATCGTATCCCCCATGCCCAGGATCTACACAAACCTTTGCCACCTTCAAAATTCTCCTCTCCTGGTAAGATAAAAAAAAGAGTAAGGTTGCTAACCTCACTCTAAATGTAAACCATAAACTGGTATAAATAGATTTAGAAAATTACTTTTCAGAACAATGTCCCCTGGTTGTCGTCCGGGATCATATCCTGCAATATCTGCCGAACCCAGACCTCTGTTAGGTTATATTTGATTGCCAATTCCGTGACATTGCCGCCGTCAAACTCTTCTCGTATCTTCGAATTTCTAATCATCTTTATGATGCCGTCCAGTTTGGGGAAGTACACCGTAGTCCCCTGGAATAGTTCTGCCAGCGAAATAATATTCGCTATGCCTATAATACCGCACAGCTTTCTGTAGGGCTCCGGAAGCATATCGGCAGTTATATCATCAATCCAAGGCTGCTGTTCCATCATCACCACCTCCTGCTTTAGTTTGGTTAACCAGGGATTTAAGCCCTTCAATAACCCGCCAGGCCTGCTCCTTGGTAAGCCATTCCGGCTTATCCACTCCGGCATACTTCTTACAAAACCCCTGCAGCCGTTTGGGATTATCCCAGCCCAGCTGCCGGGCCAGCTGATTTATTTTATAGAGCTGTTTATCGGTAATCAGGGGCAGCAGCCGTCCGGTTGGCAACTGCACATGCCGGTTCTTATCTCCCTTAAGCCCTTCCAGGTAATCTATCAAGGCACCCGCTTGGTTTAGCGTCAAATCAGATATATGCTGTTTTTTAAACTTCGCTTCTACTTGGGAATGCAGCAGATCATTATCTATTCCGATTTCCCGGGCAACTGCGTATATCTTTTTCTTTTGTTGTACAGTAACCGGTTTTCTCTGAGCCATTGCTTTCTCCCTTTCTGCCAGCATATGGGCTTTACCGTCTTGGCTATCAGCGTGTTTTCCGATATCCGGGTCAGATATACTATGAAAGGCGCTCCTATTAGTTTGGTTTCATATTCATGCTGTGATAGTTGCCTTAACCCATTTTTTCTTATACTCTTCTCCAGCCACCTGCGCTGGCCAGCCGGGGGAGCCTGGCCAACTCGCTCGTGGTAGCGTGCCCGGAAGTGCTTGCTCAGGATTACCGCATCTATGGCAGCCACCGCCAGTATAATGCCGCCGCCAGGGCAGCGGTGAAATATCCCCCGGTAAATCCCACTATGCCCCATATCCATCCCGGCACGCCGCCTTTACGGGGCAGGGGGCCGCTTTCCGGATCGACTTCAAACAGCCTTTTGCCGATCCATTTTTCCATCTCGCTGCGCCTGGGCATGGGCAACCCTCCCTAAAATGCGGACGATTAGGTCAGCCAGGAGATCTATCATTTCGTTCCGGCTGCTGTCTCTGTCCATCTCTATCCCAATCTGAGCAACTGATGCCAGGGATAGCTCCAGTTTTTCTATCCGGCCCTGTACCGGGGCCAGGCAGAAGTCAATCATCTTTTTTATGGTTTCATGATCAGAGTTTCCTTTATTCTCATCCTGCTCTGGAGTTACGGTATATGGTATAGGTACATTATCCTTATCTGAGAACCCTCCCATGTTATCCGTTTTCACCGGCTGCACCGTCTGTACGCCAGTAGCAGTCTCAACTATTATTCCTTCTGCCTTAAGCCACCGCTTTACTGTTGCGCCGGAAACATCATATTTCTTCCCCATCCGGGATAGGGTATACTTGCTTTCCTCCCAGGCGGCCCGCAGCTCATCGGCGGGGGGAACTTCCTTCATGGGCTTTAATCCCGAGGCGGGAGTAATTCCGGCCTGGCGCAGCCACTTGCTCATAGTTGCAGCCGATACCGGCGGCTCGTTCATTTGTGCCGCCCGGGATATATTGCCGTCAGCCTTTTTAAAAACCTCTCTCAGCTCGTTTGCCGCTGGCACTTCCAGCTTCTTTGCGCTCCCCATGCTATCCTCTCCTTTTTTTATCTTCACAACTTTTACATCCCCGGTAATAAGGTCGACTTTTAAAATGGTATCCCGGTACCGAGGCAGTTGTATAATCGCCAGCTTATCGGTCAGGTCCACCTCTTTACCTTCCTTGGTCCTTGCCTTGGCAGGGCTTATGCGCACCTGGTATGTAATTTCATCCCCAACTGATACTGACCAGTCCATAAATCCTCCACCTAGCTTTCCTGGTCGGTTTCGTATTCGATACCGATTTTCAGGGTCTCTTCCACAATTAATGCCAGCTTCAAATTCTTCAGGGCAGTTTCAAACTCTGGAGTACCTTCCGGGTATCCGGCCACTTCCAGCAGCCGGACAATTTTTTCATAGGCAATGGACTCGGAGATAAAATATACCCAGTAATCAATATCCTCCGGGGCCATCCCTATGCTGGCCAGTGTCTTTGCATCCCTTTCGGGATCGCCCTTGAGTTTCTTCTTCAGCAACCTGGCGGTGACTTCATCCACATCCATCTGTGCTATCACGTCATCCAGCTTCTGTTCTATATAACTGCCGGTGCACAGGGGAGCCATCATCTTTTTAAAGGGGTCGGTCATTTTATAGCTGGGTTCCTCTTCCTTTACAAAATCACCGGTAACATCACCGAGCACCGACCGCAGAAATGATACAGATGCCATTTTAACCGTCTCGGAAGTTGTTGCGATGGCAATATTGTTATCAGTGCCAAAATACTTGACCGTTTTAACTTTAGAGTTTTCAATCATTTCAACTGCAGCCTTCTGTATCTGAGCCTTAATCTTCTCAATTTCTTTCCGGGCCTCTTTGCCCAGCCTATCCCACTTAGCGTAATCATCCACAAGTTGCTTTATATCAGCGGTCATTGATCAGCCCTCCCAACGCCTCAATACATCCCTTGCAAAAGGCTTTTCCCCCATAGTTCACAACTTTATTTTCCGATCGGCAGATGAAGCACCGGTCGATGTGAGTGCTGATTATAACCTTGTCCCCCTCAACCTCAATATCTACCGCATCGCCTGGCATTAGATTAACGTCTCTTCTCAGATCGGCGGGGATAGTCAATCCCCCGGACTTGGTTATTTTTTTTGATTTCATTTTGCCCTCCTATTTTTGGGGCCCCAAATTAAACAGGGCCGCGACTCAGGGGCGTGAACCTTACGATCTCCCTCGCATTTTAATATAGGTAACCCCTTCTTAATCTCAAAGAAACTATGGACACAATTACCGCAATTCTCCGGTTGCGTCCTTACTGTCTCTACCATCTGAACTTTTGTAGCCATCTAATTACCGCCTCCTTAAGCTCCTGCAGTTTCTTGGAACTACGCACATTTATGTTGCCAACCACACGCTAGGCACTTTACAGCTATAACTTTGTCACCATATCCCGAATTAGTTTTTTCAATCTGTATGACTAAATTTTTCCCTTTACACTTCGGACACGGACTCCTCATTTCTTCATCTATCACTACTGACATCAAATCATCCTTTCTCCCTACGACTGAGCCGGAAAAGATAGTTCAGCCTCATATCGGCCGCCTGAAGCTCGTATACGGCTGCGTCTACCAGTTCCGGCTCAAGAGCGCCCTTTAAATTCTCTTCAGCATGCGCCCGGGCGGAGATAGCCTCCTGGATATCCTGTGTAAGCCTGCAGTGCTCCTGCTTCTTTATTAAATTCATGCGCTCACCTCAATCTTAATACCCATAAAACTAGCCGCCCGGAGAACCCCCAGGCGGGTCCTGTTTAACCGATGCCCGATCTCATCACTGCTAAGCCCTTCCTTTACCATAGCTTTTAGCTGCTTCCGTTCCGACTTGCTCCAAGGGCCGATTTTCACCGTATTTTCGCCGGTATCTTCGGTTGGGGCATTATCCTTGGCAGTGCGTTCATGTTCCTCAGTGGGACCGGTAACGGCCCGCATATCATCCCAAAACTCCCAAATTCGACAATAGCCATTCCCGTCTCTATCCATATGTACTATGGGGTTGCGGAATTGCTCGGGGTTTATCTTTGCTTTGCTCGGCATATTCCCCCTCCTTAAGCGTTGAAACTAAGTACTATTGAGCCCAGCTGCTCCACCAATTCCTCAGTAATCCTGTCCCCGCCGGTAGCGTCCAGGCAGCGGGCGATTCCCATAGTAAGCTGCCTGATTCCCCGGTTAGTGCCGATAGTTACCAGCATTTCCCGTGCTCCAGCTGTGGCATTCAATCCAGCCGCAAACCGTTCTGCTTCCTCCGCAGACAGCCCCGTCAGCCGCTGGTAGTAACCGATCCTATCCCGCAGCCGGGCCAGTTCCGGGCGGTCCTCGGCATACATCAGGATGCGCTCGGCCAGGTTGTTGTTCCCGCACAGCACTACGCCTACGCCAGCTTTGTCATGGATTGCCCGTATGGTTTCATATACTTCCAAACCTTTCAGCAAATCGGCTTCATCATAGATAAGTAAATGGGGACAATCCCTTAAATACTTAACAATTCGTCTCAACAGGGTGGGAGAAGCTCCCCGGGCAGGCAGTTCCAATGCTTCACAGGTGTCCACCAGAACACTCTTCTTGCTGCTGGTCTGATCGCAAGACACCACGATATAGGGCAGTGCTGATTCTGCGGGCAACTGCTCGAATGTATATGTCTTTCCCGTACCCGGATCCCCGGTGATCATCCCCATTTCATGCTGTTCCCAGCAGCGGCGGCACACCCCCAGGATACGGGCCGAATCCCGGGTGGATACGAATATGGGCCGGGTATACTCCGCCGTGCTTTCCGGGGTATCTTCCACTAAATACCGTTCCTCTTCCTCTTGCCAGCGGCCTATACCTATGAGATACTTTCTTATGTCTACATCTAATTTTCTGGGGCTGGCATAGGTCCCGGAAACGTATTGGCTGATCGCGCTGTGGCTTTTACCCACAGCCTCAGCCACTACGCCTACTTTGGTGCCCTCCAGGCGAATAAGAGCGTATAAAACCTTTTGTTCCTGCGACCACCCGGACATATCCGGTGCTGGCCTGACTTCCCGTTCCGCTAGTGCCATTGCTTTCTGCCTCCTCACTTGTGATAATTTCCAGCTGCCAAAATATATTCTTCAAACCGGTTGGGCTTCTCTGCCGCCTTCTTGGCTGCAGCAGCGCCGCCCGGATTTGGAGCGTTGTTCTTAGGAGCCTTCTTGGCCGCTCCTTCCAGCCCCGTAATATACCGGGTACCGGAATCGGGAGCCTGCATCGTGCCGGTTACCATCACCGGCCCTCCCGCCTGACGTTTCGCTATCTCTGCTTCCAGCGTATTACTGCGGATATTGCGCAGATTCTCCTTAACCTCTTTCTTGCGGGCGCTTCGCTTGCGCAAATGCTTGGTTACATCGTCCCGGGTGGCATCCCAATCCAGCAGTTCCCGGTTGGTAGCGGTGCAGATATAATCCCCGCTTTTGGCGTCGAACACCAGCAGTTCCCCGATCCGGTTCGGGTCGTAGCGGATCACCACCCAGCGCCCGGTATACTTGTCCAGTTCCGGATGGCTGTAATAGCGTCTGCGGTTCCCGGTCCCGAAGCGCTGGATACCGGACGTGTAGACCTTGGCTTTTTCCATATCCATCAGGCATATATCCAGAGTGCGCTCGTCCGGCATTCCCTCGCGGACTTTAGGGGTCCGCTCATATTTCTGCAGCGGGGTCATGCCTAGAGCGCCATGCTCAGAGTTATGATATTCATGGTTGTAAAACTCCAATAAATAAGCCAATTCCTCCATGTCCAGCAGTTCTCCCCGCTCCGCCATAGCCTGTTCATCCAGCCCATACGGACGGGCTTTATTATCCTTGCCGCAATATCCGGGCAGATAGCGGGAAAACTGGTCAGTCATGGTGCCGTACCAGCGTTCCTGATGCCCCTTGGCCCAGGGGGAATAGGGAAGCGCGAACTGGGTCTTTATATTCAGAATTTCGCAGGTGCTGCGCACTTCCCGCGAAAACTCAAAGCCCTCGCATTTTAAGCCCTTTTTCACTTTAGATTTATAGTCCTCGCCGTTATCTATGTACAGCAGGCTGGGTATGCCGCAGAAAGGCAAAGGCTTCCCGGCGTTCTGATCCAGAACATCCCTATCCCATCCCAGCGCGCCCATAGCTTTAGACATGGCCGGGCTGATCGGTCCGTCCCATACCGGCAGGCTTTTCTGCAGCATGCCGTGACGCAGGGCCAGCCCTATAGTGCGTCCGTTGGCCTGAACGGCGATAGTCCAGCCTACTATCGTCCGGCTGCAGACATCCAGCCAGGTGGTTACCCAGGGCCTGATTGCGCGGCCTTGGTAGATAATAAAGAAATCCATGCGATGGTGGTCGCCCATCCAGATCTGATTTACAAATTCCGGTTCCTTGCGTAAAATCTTCTCCGCAAACTTCTTTATGTAAGCCTCTTCACCCTCGCGCCCCAGGCAAACCAGATCCGGCTGCGTCTTCTCCAGTTCCTCTATCACCCGGTAGACCGTAGCCCGGCTGGGCGGCTTGATCCCGTTCATGTCACAGAATTTGACCGCTTTTCGGTGTACATGCGCCGCTTTCGGTTTATTCAGCTGCAGGTACTCGGCATGGATCAGCTTCTCCACCTCTTCCGGCACCGCCCGCCGCACCGTTCCCACTCCCAGGGTGGGCAGCTTTCTAAGAAGGGCGGCGGTACCGCCATTTTCATATTCGCTTACCCAACGATAGAGCGTCGATGCGGATATGCCGTAGCAGTCGGCTATCTCAGCCGCCCGCTCGGTTTTGCGCCCCTTATCCTCTGCCGCCAGGAACTCCTGCACCGCCTTCACCTTCCGGTCCGCTTCCCGCATCATTTCCTCAAACCTCTTTTCGCCGGTCAGGGCCTTTACTTCCGCCAGATTCACCGGTCCCGCAGCCGCCGCTTTAACCGGCTCCATATCCGCTTCCGTAGTGCAGGCTATATCCGTACCCGCCTGTATCTTTTCCGGAAACTGTTCATACCAGCGCTTCTGCGCCAAATTGGACAGAGAAGACAGGGCCACCAGATAGCGCTTCCCGGCATTGCCTCCCCGGGAAGGAGTATCGACTATTTTCGTTTTCCATTTTCCCGAAGATGCTTTATTGGCTGCTGCGCGATATGATATTCCCTCTAAATTCGAGGCTTCGGTCGTCGTCAGCCAGACTTCCTTCACTGTCTTCTCTCACCACCTTATCCCTATTTATCCTTCCCACCGGCTCCTCTTCGAAGAGCCGGTCGGCAAGATAATCCTGCCTCCTAAAGGTTTTCCCTCTCTCCCCGGCGAAATTATATTTAAAACTCACCGGAGGAGGATATACATGAAAACTATTAATGCTGATCCGCAGTTTCTAATTGATGTACTTGATCTGTTGGTAGCCAATATATTCAAACCTTCTGTTATAAATCGGCATCAATTACTATCTGTTAATGCTGAATCTTTTGAAGAACTTGTTATTAAACAGTATTATGAGAATTCACTTAACAACTTGGTAAATGACCTGAGTAAACTTGTGGGATCACCCGATATCATGGTGCAAAGATTTAACCGAGAATCTACTATGATCCAGATTGCCTTATATGAACGCTTTCGTTATATTACCGATAACCTCAATGACTCAAAACCGACCACTTACACTGTACCTGCTGATTTACCTGGTCTTTTTCTTTGGTTCTTTAACCAGTGGAGTATCCGCAATTAAACAAACAAGCATTGCCCGCAGGTTGGGCAAGTTTCCTTTTTCATCCTGGTTATATCCTCTTCTGAGATGGTTTCTTTTAATAACATAATGCGGGCAGCTACTCTTTTTTCTTGTATAGGTTCTAACCTTCCACGAATAAATAACAGGAGCATAGACATTGACTGATATCCTACAGATTTAGCAATGTCGCGTATACTGATGCCTTTTTCAAGTCTTATATAATTAATCCACTTTTTTGCTTCGTTTATTTGCCGCTCATCTAGGGCGGTTTCATCTTTTACGTTCATACTCTCAGGCTCCTTTCCTAATATGTGAAAGCCCGGCCCTTCTCCGCCATGCACTTCACCCGATGCGCCATGTACTCCGCCAATGCCCGGCTGTCCTCATGTTGCCGGTATGAACCGGTGGTATCCAGGGCATATTCCTTGCATATATTCCTCATATCCTGAACCGTTCTTCCGGCCAGGGCCACTATAACCCCGGTCCTTCCCGCATCCCTGTATAACTGAAAAATATCCAT